AGCTGGGCGGTCAAGGGCCGTTAGGCTTAAGCTCTGGTTTAGGCGCTGGCTCCGGCGCAGCAGCTCAAGCGATGTTGTCGGGCGCAGATGCCGCAAGGTTGTTAGACATGCAGCGTAATGCTGTGGTGATGAATACTCTGTCTGATCCTATTTCTCAGTTGATTAGCAGCTTGTCGGGAACGTCCCTTCCGCCCGGTGTTTCTGGAGGTGTTTATTAATGGCCGCTCTTAACGAACTTCAAGCCATTTTAGGCTTAATGCAACAGGGTTTTACTCCTGAGCAAGCCCGTGCCCAGGTTGACGAAGCCAAGGCAATGGAATTTGCTAAGCTCAAGCCCGAGCAAATGTTAGGCTATAACCTAGCAAAAAGCGGTCAGCAGCTTAGTCGCGGTCTTAGCTCTTTGTTTGGGGTTGCTCAAGAAGATCCCACTGTAAAGATGGCTACGCAAATGCGTCAACTGCAGCAGGACTATGACACCACGACTGCTTCTGGCATGGCTGCGTATGGTCAGGCACTTCGAGCAGTTAATCCCGCACTTGCTGAAAAAGCTGCTTTAGCAGCCCGAGATATGGGCATTAAAGAAGCCCAGTTATTCCGAGAGCAAGCTACCGGGGCTAAAGCTGAAGCAGAAACGCGTCGTGTTACGGCTCAAGCTGAACGCGAGGAAGCAGCCAATGTACGCGAAGATCAGTTACGTGGTGAGTTAGCTGCTTTATCTCCCGACGCGTCTAATGCCGCTGTTGAAGCAGTGGTGCGTAAATATGGCAAACCTGACCAAATCTTTGCATCTTTAGAGCGCCGTCAGAAAGCAGAGGCAGATCGTCAAGCCAAAGCTGAACTTGAGCGTGAAAAAGCAGAAGATCGTAAGCGTCGTGACGAAGAAGCTCGTGATTTTAAGCGCGAAATGGCAGCGGCTTCTGCGGCCATGCGCTCTGCAGTTACTTCAACACAAAGAGAAATTGCTGAAGCACGTTTAGCTGAATTAAAAGATAAACAGCAAGAACGGACTGATAAAAAAGAAGCAGCTAAAGCAGCCGCTCTTAACCACGCTCAAAAAGTTATTGGAGATGTGAGGGAAACAACACAGCTTGTCGGAGGGTTAACGACGGGTCTTACCGGTAAAGCGTCGTCTTTTGTTCCTGGCACAGATGCGTACAACTTAAACCAGCGTTTGTTAACATTAAAAGCTAACCTTGGTTTTGATCGTCTGCAGCAAATGCGTGAAGCCTCTCCGACTGGTGGTGCTTTAGGTCAGGTTGCGGTGCAAGAATTGAATGCTTTACAGGCAACTGTCGGTTCCTTAGATATTGGACAAGATCGCAAAGAACTTGCCAAAAATTTAGAGAAAGTCGAACACCATTATAATAACTGGTTACGCACGACTCAGGGATTACCGGCACTGTCGTTAGAAGAGTTCAAGAAGACGAAGGCTCCGGCTACCCCGGCTGCTACCCCTGCGGCTCCTGCTGCTCCGGCTGGTGGAGGCTCTTGGTCTATTCGTCTTAAACAGTAAGGAATAACATGGCTACGTTTGTTGTTACCGCCCCTGATGGAAAAGAATATGAAGTCACTGCTCCGGAAGGGGCTACGCAGGAGCAGGTGCTGGAATATGTGAAGGCTAATTACGGCCAAGCAGCCGGGCAACCTGCTAAACCTGGAATGGGTGAAAGTATTCTTAGACAGTTGGGTTTAACTGCTAGAGCAGGTATCACAGGCGCTGCCTCGTTACCTGCTATGCTGGCTGATCCGCTGGTAGCAGGGTACAACCTAGCTACTGGAAGCCGACAAGTATTGCCTAGCCAAGCCTTACAAAGTGCTATGACTATGGCGGGTCTTCCTGAGCCTCAGACTGGCTTGGAGCGAGCTGTTCAAACAGGCACCGCTGCATTGACAGGGGCAGGCTCCCAAATTGCTGCTGCTCGCCAAGCCGGTGAGTTTTTCAAGCCTTTAACTCAACAAGCAGGCGCTCAATTAGCGGCTGCAGGTGCTGCGGGAACTGCTGCTCAGCCTGTTGCCGAAAAGGTTCTTGAAGAAACCGAAAGCCCCGCCGCTGCTATCGCCGCTGCTCTGGTTGCTGGCACTGCTGCGGGCAAGGCTGGTGCAAAGGCTGTTGGTGCCCTTCAAGGCCGTCAACCTGCCATGAGCATTGACGAGATTCGCAAGCGGGCACAGCAACAGTATAAAGCAATGGCCGAGCAAGGTGTTGTTTTAAAGAAACAGAGTGTATCGGATGCTTTTGACTTGATGGAAAACAACCTGCGTAAAAACGGGTTTGATCCTGATGTCGTAGACACCCACAAACCTGTTATGCAGCAGATTGAAAGCCTTAAGAAAGTGACTGAGCAAGGTCCGGTTACCTTTGAACGACTGGAAAAGATGCGCGGTCAGTTATCTGATCTAAAATCTTCCCGCGATGCTGCTACCCGTAAGTTTGCAGGCCAAGCAGTATCTGAACTGGATAATTACATTGCTAGTTTAGGTGCTCGTGACTTGTTTACTAAGACAGGTGATGTGGGCAAGGCAGTTAAGGCTGTTGAAGATGCTCGGAAAGACTGGCGCAACTTATCGAAGGCCACCATTCTGGAAAATGCTCTGGATGTGGCTGAAGCACGCTCCTTAGCTCCGACAGCTTCTGAGGGTGAGTTAATCCGCCGACAGTTGATTAACTTAGCTGCTAATAAGACCAAAATGCGGCAGTTCACAGAGCGTGAGCAAAACGCCATCAAGAGTGTTGCCAAAGGCGGATCCGCTGATCCTATTCTTTCTCTGTTAGCTCGTTTTAACCCTGAGCGTAGCCAGTTAGCTGTGGGTAGTCTTACCTTCACTGCAGCCAGTAACCCCGCACTGGCCGCAACTATTGCAGGTGGCGGTTTTGCTGCTGACAAGGCTTTGGGTGCGTTACGACAGACTGCTGCAAATCGCTTAGTTAGTCAGATTGCCTCTGGCACGCTACCGCCAGAGCAGATCAACATGGCCTACCGTGCGTTGTTTAGCTCCGTTCCTCAGGAACCTAAGGAATGATCGAGACACTAACAGGCGGTCTGTTAGGAAGTATCTTCGGGGGCTTGTTTAGGCTCGCCCCTGAAGTTCTCAAATGGCTAGACCGCGTAAATGAGCGCAAGCATGAACTGGAAATGTTCAAGCTACAAACTGACTTAGAGAAGATGCGTGGTGAGTACCGTCTTGAACACCGTTACGTAGACCACGGAATCGCTCAGTTAGAGGCTATCAATGAAGCCTTTGTACAGCAAGGTAAGGCAGACGCTAAAGCCTGGAAATGGGTGGCAAGTCTGTCCGCTCTTGTAAGACCGGGAGTTACCTATATTCTGTTTTTGATGTACGTGTTTTTCAAGTTTGCGATGCTGGACTATGCTCTTATTTCGCAAGCAGATTGGAGAACAGTGTTTCTGACCATCTGGACAGATCAGGACTTTGGTCTACTAATGATGGTTCTAACTTTCTGGTTTGTTGGCCGTGCAATTGAGCGCAGAAGTACTTCGAATCTGTAAGGAAGTCTTTATAAAGCCTTTTGAGGGGTGTGCTCGTGTCTTACCTGATGGTAGGGTACACGCATATCCTGATCCGGGCACAGGAGGCGCTCCGTGGACGATTGGCTACGGAGCTACCGGTGCAGACATTGGCCCAGACACAATCTGGACAATGGAACAGTGTGAAAAGGCTTTAGATTACCATCTGGCACACTTCTATGTCGGTGTTCTAGAACTATGTCCTGGTTTGGCAGAAGAGCCTCCGGGCAGGATAGCCGCCGTGGTGTCTTGGGCCTACAATTGTGGGCTGGGAAACCTGCGGATCAGTACGTTTAGAAAGCGTATCAATGAAAAGAACTGGCCTGAAGCAGCCCGTGAATGCCTGAAGTGGAACAAAGCAGCAGGCAGGGTGTTGCGTGGTCTTACCCGTCGGCGACAAGCCGAAGCAAGGTTAATAGGAGAATAACATGCCCCTGAAAAAAGGTTCCAGTGACAAGACGGTTTCGGCCAATATCCGTAAGATGGTTAAGGAAGGCAAGCCGCAGAAACAAGCGGTAGCAATCGCCCTTAGC